GTTGGAAAATGTGGAGGAATTTAAGACATGGGGACCGTTGAACAGAGGACATCATCCGATCAAATCAAAACAGGGTAAAACATTTGAAAAATTTGTACAACAGCTTAATGATTTAGGATATGAGGTACAGTTTAAGGAACTGATTGCTGCTGATTATGGTACACCTACTATGCGCAAAAGATTTTTCATGATCGCACGGTGTGACGGTAAGCCGATTGTCTGGCCAAAGCCAACACATGCACCTGCAGACAGTGAGGAAGTTAAGAAAGGATTGCTCAAGCCTTATGTTGGAGCATACACACAGTTAGATTTTTCCTTGCCCTGTCCGAGTATCTTCGATACTTCAGAAGAGATTAAAGAGAAATACGGAATCCGGGCAGTAAGACCACTGGCACAAAAGACAATGGATCGGATAGCAAGAGGCTTAAAAAAATTCGTTTTGGACAATCCAGAGCCTTTTATCATTCAATGTAATCATGGTGGTGAGCGCAGACCAAATGACATTCGAGAGCCTATGCCAACAATAACTGGAAAGCATGGATATGGGATTGTAGAGCCATATATGGTACAAATCGGACAGACCGGATTTTCCAAGGACAGAAGTAAGGATGTAAGAGAACCACTTACAACAATCGTAAGTAAAAATGAGCACTGCTTGATAAGTCCTACACTGATCCAGTACCATTCCGAGACAGCACAGGGAGAAGTCCGGGGGCAGACAATAAAAGATCCGATCATGACCGTGGATGGTTCGAACCGGTATGGACTAGTCACATCGTTCTTGAGCAAATTCTATAAGAGTGGCACAGGACAAGATTTAAGAGAACCATTACATACCATAACTACATCACCTGGACATTTTGGAGAGGTCAGAGCTTTTTTAATAAAATATTATGGCCAAGGCGTAGGACAGGATATTGAAGAACCTCTGGATACAGTAACATCGAGGGATAGATTTGGTTTGGTAACGATAAAGGGTGTAGATTACCAGATTGTAGATATTGGACTTCGGATGCTGGAACCAAGGGAGCTATACGGATGTCAGGGATTCCCGGACGATTACATAATCGATCACGACTATGCTGGAAAGACATATCCAAGAAGTGAGCAGGTGCGCAGATGCGGCAATGCGGTTTGTCCGCCAATACCTGCAGCACTGGTAAGAGCCAATTTGCCGGAACTGTGTATTGCGGAGCGTACACCGAATATGAATATAAAAACAGAACAGACCGGGCAACTCCGGTTTGCCTAAGCTTTTTTAAATTTTAAAACCAAGTATAAAATCCAAACGATCATTTTAAAGACAGGTGGAAAGGAGCAGTAATGGAGAGATTAACAAGCGACAAAAAAGTATCTGATATGTCAATGATTGAACTGGCACATAATAGCTGCTATGCAGATGATAAACGTAACGCAAGGTATAGAGATTATGATTTAGACATTGACAGCAGACAGCTCGTAAGAAATCTTATGAAAGATATGTGCGGTGAAGACTTAAGCGATTTGTCAGACGAAGAATTTGATGAGTATATGGGTTCCATGCTTTCGATTGAATTGGATAGCGAAGTTGGACTTTTGGCATTGTTTTATCGCAATTTGTGGGCTATGGCAAATTTAAGAGAAACACTGAAAAAATATGAGGACTTAGAAGAACAGGGCAGACTTATCAAGTTGCCTTGCAAGGTGGGAGATGCTGTTTTTTATATTAGTGGAAAAATCATACTTGAATATGAAGTTGTAGGTTTTTCTGTTGACGGGACAGGAGCGTGGCTTATATATGGAGAACATCATGTGGACGAAAACGATAAAACATATGGTTACAATCTTGATGTTGATAAAATTGGCAAAACAGTATTCCTTACAAGAGAGGAAGCCAAATCAAGACTGAAAGAATTGAGAGGCGGAGAAAATGACAGCATGGAACCCTAAACACATAATGAAAGTATCAACCAACAAGATGCCATGCGCATGTATAGACTGCTTTTTTTGGCTGGCACCATTTAACCCCGATGATGAAGAGACACCATGCAGTTGTTACCTGACAGGTACTACGCTGCCGTGGAACAACGACATAACCGGCGAGCAAAGAATATCAGATTGCCCGCTAAAATTAATCAGAAGAAAGAAAAAGAAAAGAGGCAAGAGGTAATGGCAAAGAAGTTGACGGAGTAGTAGTGGAGGATATTAAGATGAATGAAACAACAGAGATTTTCATATCTCGATTAGAACAAGTGAGAAAAGAAAAAGGGCTTACACAAACAAAATTAGCAAGCAAAGCTGGTATTACCAAATCAGCTATGTCTTGTTACATCAGACGCAAAAGAATACCTAGAGGCGATATATTAGTTAGCATAGCACGAGCACTAGACGTTAGCATTGACTACCTGGTAGGAATATCAAATGTGAAAAAGAGACAGACCAATGCCAACAGGATAAGGAATATGTCGGATGAAGAGTTGGCAGAGTTTTTAGCTGTGCACGATTTAGCATTAAACGGCAACGATTTACCAATGCTTACCGATTGGTTTGAATGGCTTCAATCAGAAGCAGAATAGGAGAATAATATGTCAGAAATAGATTTAATAGTATATGGGATACTCTTAACGTTCACCCTGATTGGAACAACAGAGTTTGTGATAGGACTGTTGTTAATTAGAGAATACGATAAGCTTCAGGAAGATAGGGATAAGAGGACGAAACACAATGAACAGAAATGAATGCATAAACTGTAGGTATTACGAGAAATGCGGTAGACCAAGCAGACAGGTAAAGTGCATGGGATATGAGAAGGGAGATGAGACAACACGAGAAACAGGAAGACATGTCTCTTCCACAGATTCTTGAAGATATCCATGACAGGATATGTGATGAATATTGCAAATGGCCGTCACAGTATCCACTGGCAACGGATGACGAGGCATATAACAGAATGGGAGAAGAGCATTGTGATAAATGCCCTGTTCGAAGATTAACTTAGGAGGCAGCAGTTGAATAGCAGGACTTACAGCCGAGTAAAACCCATAGAACCCATTGAGGAGTGACAAATGACGAAGAAAGAATTAACAAGCGTATATTATATCAAAAAAGAAATCAAGATGTGGGAAGAACAACTGGAGCTGATTGAAAGCAAAGCAGAAGGAAAAGCAATGCAGATTACAGGCTTGCCATTCACTCCGGGCACTGGAAGCAGTGACCCGATGGCAGACTTGGCAATCAAGGCTGTGAGTGTAAGAGAGCTGATTGAAACCAAGAAGAGAAAGCTCAATCAGCAGCAGGACAGAATTATCTCATGGATTATCTCAATAGACGACACAGTCATTCGACAGATTATGCTGTATCGTCATGTCAGGTGCTATTCTTGGAACACAGTGGCACAGAAGATTGGCATTACTGCCGAGAGCGCGCGAAAGCAACATGACAGATATCTGCAGCAGTCTCAGAAAGAAAATAAATAAAGTTGTCCGTTTTGTCCGTTTGATGTGTGATATAGTGTAAGCATAAAGGATTGGCAAAAGGGCCGGTCCTTTTTATTTTGGAATAATGACAGATACAGAAGCAAAGAAGTTTTATGACAGTAAGGCATGGCAAACCAAAAGAATAGAGATATTAAAGCGGGATCGCTTTGAGTGTCAGGACTGCAGGGCAAGAATCCAAAAGGCTGTGGCAGAGGGAAAATGGCTGCCGGAGAAAGAAAAGAAGATAGCAAGGGCGGAGCAGGTACATCACATACAGGAACTGAAGGAGCATCCGGAGCTTGCACTGGATAATGACAATCTTATTAGTCTGTGCGTTCGCTGTCACAACATCAGACATGGCAGAGTGCCTCACAAGTTCAAAAGAAAAAAGAAACTTGCGAGCCGGGAGCGTTGGTAATACCCCCCGGTCAATTTTTGCGAAATTTTCTTGAATGGCGAACGGGCATGTGGGCATGACTCCGGAAAAATTTTGAAATCTCGCGTGAAAAGGGCAAGGGGTACCAATTTCAAAAATTACTTTAAGAAGAAATTTTTCGAAGAACACAAAAATACAGTTATTTTTACGTATAAAAACCGTTAAAAAATATGCAAATTATACACAAAAAACAGACATATTTTGAGAAAAAGGGAGGTGAGCGGATTGACAAAAACGGAAATAAGAGATTCTTTGGTCAAGCAGTTGGAGCTTCGGGGAATGAATGCAGAGTTTTACAAAGACATGATTGACGATTATGTATATTATTGGTCACTGAAAAAGAAGCTGATTAGTGATATCAAGTCAAAAGGGCTCAGATACAAGACTATTAACGGAAACGGAGTTGAAGTCGAGAAAACAAATGATTCTGTTGTCAATCTGCAAAAAACCACAGCAACTATGCTCAAGATTTTAGCTGATCTGAGACTCAAGGATCCGGTACCTGAACCGGAAAAAGCAACAGATGGTTATCTGTAAGGAAATTGATGATTATCTCAAATATGTCAAAGAACATCCGAAGTGGATAAACAAAAAGCGAAAACAGCTTATCAAGAACATTGTAAAGCCATTACTTAAGCGAAATGATATTTTTTTCGATAAAGAGACCTATGAGAATTGTCTCGAATACTGCAAAGTAAATTATTATGAGCTTTTTCCATACCAGAAGTTCATATACGCGTTTGTATTCATGTACAAAGACGATATTCCGGTATTCCCAAAGTTTTTCATCAAAGAAGGACGTGGAAACGGAAAGGACGGCTTCATTGTTCCCTTGGCAAATTTTATGCAGACACCTCTGTATGGTGTCAGAAATTATCATGTTGAGATTGTGGCCAATTCAGAAGACCAGGTCAAGGACACTTTCAAGGTTGCTTATGACATGCTCCACGAAAATGCAAAGTTCAAAGGAAAATTTTCAGTAACAAAGGAGCTGATTACGAACCTTGCAACAGGCTCTGAAATGAAATATAACACTTCAAATGCCAAAACCAAAGACGGCAAGCGAACAGGATGCCTGGTGCTCAATGAGATTCATGCTTACGAGAATTATGATCAGATAAATGTGTTTGAGTCTTCATTCGGAAAAGTCAAACATCCCAGAGAGTTTATTATCACCACAGACGGCTACGTCAGAGACGGTCCGTTGGATGAGATTTCATCAATGTGCGCTGAAATCCTTGAGACCGGTGAAAATCCACTGGGATATTATCCATTCATCTGCGAAATTGACAGCATGAAAGAGGTTGATATTCCTGATGCATGGCACAAAGCCAACCCATCAATGGAGTATATGCCGATTCTGGCCAATCAGATAATGCACGATTATCTTGAAATGAAAAAGATACCGTCAAAGAGACCGGAATTTATCACTAAGCGTATGGACAAGGCTGCCAGAAGAGAAGAGGAAACGGTCACAACATGGCTGAATGTACTGCGTGCATGTTACGAGGGCAGCACGACAGAGGAATTAGAACTGAAAAAGCCAAGAATGACAATCGATACAAAAGGGCAGCCGGCTGTAATTGGAATCGATTATGCCGATATAAGGGACTTTGCATCGGCGGGAGTTTTGACAAAAACCGAATCAGGAGAATATATATGGCGACAGCACACATGGATTTGTGCTGAATCGCCTTTTTTAGACTCCATCAAGTTCCCGCTTAAGAACATAGGGCAGACCGAATTTAATGATTTCGAGGTGGTACCGGGACCTGTAATCGATGTGAATAGCATAGTTGATTGGTGTATGGAAAGATGTGCTGAATATGATGTCAAGAAGATAGCAATGGATACATACCGTTACACTCTGTTTAAGATGGCATTCGAGGAACGGGGCCTTACGATTGAGGATCGTAAGAATCCGAACGGTGTAGTCCGGCTGATCCGGAAGATTACATCAGCAACCGGAATAATTGCACCATTTATCCAGTCCATGTTCAGTCAGGGCATGATTAATTTTGGAGCATCAGCAATAATGCGTTGGTACACCAACAACACAAGTGTTACCGAAGATAAATTTGGCAATAAGATGTTTGGAAAGGTAGAACCGAAGCTCAGGAAAAATGATGGGTTCATGGCTTTTGATGCTGCAATGTTCTGCAAAGATGAGCTGGAGGTTCAAATAATATACATTTAGGAGGCAGCAATGTTTGATTTTCTGTTTCAAAAAAAGAATAAAGAGATGCAGTCTATGGCAGAGGTTATTGCGCTTGACTTGGAAAAGCTTAATCTGTCAAAACTGGCAATTGAAAAAGCTGTGATGATGATTGCAAGAGCAATTGCAAAGTCGGACATAATAGTTCAGACAGACAGCACACAGAAAAGCAGTATAGAGTACAGACTCAATGTAATGCCAAATGACCATGAGTGTGGCACCTATTTCTGGACAAGGATTATAAGAGAACTGTTATGGACACAGGAAGCGCTTATCATCCCGATGAACGGCAAATATTACAAAGCGTCTGCATGGCAAGTGTCAAACAGTGTGCTGTCAGAGCGCATATACAGCAACATAACGCTTGAATGTGCGGGAGAACAGTATGGTTTATACAAAAAATTTATGTCATCAGAGGTGATCCACTTACGGTACGACAATGCAAAGATAAGAGTGTATCTGGAGTCCGTTGTGAATCAATACAACAATACGCTCAATGCAATTAATTACATGATTCGTCTATCAAATCAGCCAAAATTTAAACTGAAGCTGGGTGCAGCACAGTCCTTCAGGGAAAAGCAGGCTGATGGAACTGACAAGATAGTCACCAAGGACATGTATGCAGAGAAAATCAAGAGACTGCTTGAGAGCGAAGATATAACGGTAATGACAGAGTCGGAAGGTGTCTCACTTGAAAATATACAGATAAATGCGAGCGCAAAAGCGGAGGAGCTTGCCAAGGTTGCCTTGGCCATAAACAACGAAGCAGCCAATGCCTTTGACATTCCGGAAGCAGTATTTAATGGCAATATCACAGAGAAGTCAGATGCCACCAATGAATTTATCACTTATGCTGTCGGCCCGGTTGCGGAAGCAATAAACGATACGCTGACTGCCTACATAGTCGGTAAAGATGATTACAGCAGGAAAAATGAAAAGGTAATGGTATGGCTGGCACGCTTTAAACATGTTGATGTGGTGGATAGTGCAGTTAATCTTGATAAGCTTCGTGGAATTGGCTTCTCGTATGACGAAATCAGAGCAATGGTTGGATATCCTTTGCTTAACACTGGGTTCTCTAAAGCGAGAGCGTTGACTAAAAATTATGGAGAGGAGGGTAACAATGGCACATCAATTAAAAGTGATTAGATGGAGGTGATCCGGATATCTCGGAGCTGTCCGTTAAACAGTAATCAAGAGAAAGGAACAGAATTATGAAGAACAAAAATGTAATTTACAGATTCCAGCAGCAGGACAATGTCCATGAAATTTACATATATGACGAAATCAAAAAGACAGGTCCTTTCAACTGGGAAACATGGCAGTATGAAGATTCTGAAACATCTGCAAAGCATTTCAAAGAACTTTTGGACGCCATTCCGGAGACAGATGAAATTAAAATTTATTTCAATTCATGTGGAGGTAGTGTTGAACAGGGCACCACTATTTATAACACGCTCAAGAAGCATGGTTCATACAAGACTGGAATAGTAATGGGAGCATGTCATTCTATTGCATTCACAATTTTACAGGCGTGTGACAAACGAATAATGGGACAGGGCACCACGGCCATTATTCATGATATGTGGGAAACAGTAACAGGAAATGCAGCAGATTTAAGGGCAGAGGCAGATAATCTGGATGTTGCAATGGAGAGCTGCATAGCTTTATTTATGCAGCGTGCAAAGATTTCAGAGGATGAAGTCCGTGAAATGATGCACAAGGAGACCACATTGTCACCACAGAAGGCATTAGAGTATGGTTTCATCGACGAAATTGGACTGGAAAATCTTGACAAACCGGAAAATCCGGATAATTCCACTTTGCAGCAGGTGCTTAAAGAGAATGAGGCACTGAAGAAACAGCTCTGTAACAAGAGCGAACATGAGAGGCAGTTAGCTGAATTTTATCAGTTGACACATAAAGAAGCAGATAAACCTAAGAGCAACGATTGGGGCTCATTTTTCAATTAAGGAGGAAAACAATGAAGATTGAATCTATCAACAAAGAAGTTCAGGAAAAAGTAATGCAGTTACTCAATGATGCTCCGGCAGAGAAGAAAGCTGAAGCTATCATGCAGTCTATTGAGATGATCCAGGAGGCAGCGCATGAGGACCTTGTAAATCAGGTTGTTGCTGAGGCAGAAAGAGCCAGCCATGATGCCGACTTCAAGAAGCAGCTTGGACTTAGGAATCTTTCACAGGAAGAAAAGAAATTCTATGAAGGCTTTAAGGATATCAAGCAGTCAATCACTGCGAACCAGATTGATATCATTCCGACAGAGATTATTGATCGTACACTTGATGATGTCAAGAAAGCATCACCAATCCTTAATCTTGTCAACATGGCACCTGCCAATGTCAAGAAGTGGATCGTTGCATCACATACAGGTGCAGCAGTATGGGGAGCTCTTACAGACTCAGTTAAGGGTGAGCTGAGCACAGAGATTTCAGCACTTAACATTGACCTTCACATGCTCACCGCTTACTTAGTTATTCCAAAGGCAATCAGAGAGCTTTCGCTTGAGTTTGTTGACCGTTATTTTATGGCAATTTTGTCAGAAGCCATGCAGGATGGTCTTGTAAAGGGATATCTTGATGGAGATGGAAAGACAGGACCGATTGGTATTTTCCGTCAGATTGGAACATCCAACAGCGACGGTACCAACAAGGCTAAGACGGTTGTGACAAACATTACAAAATTCAGCCCTAAAGGACTCTCAGATGTGAGAAAGACTCTTACCAATAATGGTAAGCGTGTTGTAGACAAGCTGTATCTTATCTGTAATCCGTCAGACGAGGCAGAATATGTGGATCCATGCATGTATGGAGAGGCTCTGACAGGCGGCTATGTCAACAAATCATTCATCGATATCGAGAAGATCGTAGATGCAAACTGTCCAAAGGGTAAAGCCGCATTTACAATCGAGGGATATTACACCATGGGAACAACCGGTGTAAGAGTGAATGAGTATGATCAGACAAAGGCTATGGAGAACGCAGATCTCATTATCGCATCATGTTATGCAAACGGCCGTGCAGTAGATGACAATGTTGCAGTTATCTTTGATGTAACTAAGCTGGAGGAGTATGTGCTCCCTGTAACACAGGCAACAATCGTTCAGGCTGGACAGGAATAATAAAAGAGAGGCAGTAATATGGAGAACACAGAACTGACAGCACTGGTATCAGAGATGAGGGCAGAATTCCAGATTCCGCCATATTACGAAGACAGTCAGCTTGCAAATCTTGCAAGAGAGGGTGAATGTACAGTCGGGAGCTTAAATCCCGGCTGCAATATCACAACAGATCTGACATACAGGATGCTGCTTAAAAATTACATGTATTATGCATATCACCATAGAGTCAGTGAGTTTATGGATAATTATTCAAGCGTGATTTTAACATGGCAGATGGAGACGGAGGTGGAAGCGGATGGCAATGCCTGAATATACAGATGGTGTGCTTGAACTTCTTAGGATAGAGGAGGATTGTTCACAAGACTTTCCGGTGGAAAAAGTAAGATCTACCGGGATGCATATCTGGTACAGGGAGCTTTCTGTATTTGATACAACACGAGCTAAGCTGTCTGCAGATGGAATAGAGGTTACGATGAAAATCAGTATTCCACAGTATAAGCAGGTCAACAGTAAGTGCATCTGTGTAATAGATGGAGCACAGCATGAGATATACAATGTGGCTCACGTGACCACTAAAGACGGCTTCAAAGAAACAGAACTGACACTTAAGACTCCGGCATATGACAGGGAGGTATATGATGACGAAACAGGAACTCAGTGAGATGTTACATGCCACTGGCTGTCCGGTCAATGAAGGAATATCTGATCTTGATAATGTAAAGAAGTTTCCGAGAATTGATTATTGGGAAATAGCATGGGATGATGTGATGGCATCAGGTGACAACTATGAAGATAAAATCACATGGCAGGTGAGCTTTTATTCTCGCACACCAAGAAATGAAAAGCTGATAATGCTGAGAGATATGATGCACAAAAAGGGATTACACCCAACTATCCTGCATGAATTTATTACAGACGATAAAATTTGGCACTCGTATTTTTCACTGGAGACAATGAATGAATGATATTACATTTGAAGATTCCGGAATGGAAGAATTTCAGGATATGCTTGGAAGCTATCTTTCAAAAGTGGACGAAAAAAGTGCTCTGGATGCAATAGAGGAGGGAGCAAAGGAGTTTGTTAACGACCTGTTGCGCCTGCCAAAGCCAAGAAGAAAGGTCACAGCTCCGGGATATACACATCTGGTTGACTCGTTTAGTTATAAGCGTGAAAAGACAGGAATAGATGTGGGATGGGGCAAGTATTACGGACCGATGCTTGAACATGGCACGAAAAAAATGAGCGCAAAAGCTCACTTGAAACCATTATTTGAACAGAACAAAGAAAGATACTATAAAAAGATGATAGCAGCATTGGATTTATAGAAGGAGGCAATTATGGCAATTAAAACTAAGAGACCACCAATGAAGGAGACTGTAGGAGCTCAGTATCTGTGCTTCAATACAATGGATACAGATGGCAGGTGGACATCCACATTTGCGGAAGAGGTGGAGAAGACAGAAGTAGTTAAAAGCGTAAAAGTCACGGAAAATGGAGAACCAACTGATACATACGCGTCAGGAGCAGTGTATGACAGTGATATTACAACAACTTCAACAGATATCGAGGTGGAAATTGTTGCTTTCCCAGCTGATACACTTGCAAAATTACGTGGAGACAATGTTGATGCGGATGGTCTTATTCTTTCAGGAGGAAACAGACCACGACCATATTTTGCTTATGGTAAGGTGGTCAAATTAAGAAAAGGCGGATATAGATACGACTGGTATCCAAAGTGCAAGCTAAGTGAGAACTCTGATGATACATCAACATCTGAGGAGAAGGCAAACGAGCAGACAGATACAATCAAAATCAAAGCATATCCATTCAATGGGGATGGAGACATTGTTGCAAGGGTAGAGAGTGCATCTGCACCGGAAGGAATTACAGAGGATAAATTCTTCAGCAAGCCTATCCTGACCAAAGCAGATCTTGCAGCAGTATTGACCGCAACAGTAAAGGAAAATTAGACCTATGGACGAGAAAATCATAACCTTAACCGATGGCACAAAGCTGGAGGTTAAGGTTAATTTTATGACATTATATCTAATCCAGAAACATGGATTAGACAAAGTAATCAATAAAGAGGCATTATCAGAAGATGAGAACATGGAAGCGGCCGCAAAGCTGATTTATATTATTCTTCGGTCTAACGGTCTAAAGGTAGATGAAGACGAAGCACTCATTTTGACACCGATGGATCCAGAGGTCATAAGAGAGCTGTTTGCCGAATTCGGCAAAAAGGTTGATAAATATAAAAAAAAAGAAGCCACAAAAAAGAATCAGCCACAGACCAGGAAGAGGAAAAAGAAGAAATCGAAATAAACTGGGCTGAATACATGGTAGCTGCAAGAATGATGGGTATGAACGAAAATGAATTTTTTAACTCGGATCCCATTTTTTTTAATGAGTGCCTTGAAGTGTGGCAGGAGGTCGAGAAAAAGAAAGTGGGTGTGATATATGGAAGACAGTGAAATGAAAGCTGTAGGGCTTAAATTAAAGGTAGACGGTACCGTAGACTTTAAGAAATCACTGACAGAAGTAAATAATGCTGTAAATGAAAACAGATCTGCCTTCAAGCTTGCCAAGTCGGAATGGGACAAGAGCACGTCATCAGCGGAGAAACTCAGGGCAACTCAGGAGTATTTACAAAATCAGACAGAAGCCTATACAGCTAAGGTTGACAGGCTCAACGAAATACTTAAAGCACAGGAGAATGCTGAAAAGAGAGACGAAGAGGCAATATCAAAGACAAGGCAGCAGTTGGATAATGCACAGGCTGCCCTAAATCACTACAAAAGTGGTCTAGAGGATGTAAACCAAAAGCTTGAAAGTGGTGCTGCAACATTAGAGGATTACTCCAAAAAAGTACAAAATTTTAGTGATGCGACCGGAAAAGTCGGCAGTTCATTAAACAAAAATGTTACTGCACCAATTGCAGCGGCAGGTGCCGGAATAATGGCAGCCTGGGAGCAGGTTGATGAAGGCATGGATATTATTGTCGAAAAAACCGGTGCGTCAGGAGATGCTCTTGAGGAAATGCAGACTTCTGCAAGAAACATAGCAAAGAGTATTCCGACAGATTTTGCAACGGCAGGAAGTGCGGTTGGAGAAGTCAATACAAGGTTTCATCTGACAGGACAGGAACTGGAGGATTTATCACAACAGTTTGTTGAGTTCGCTTCGCTTAATGATACTGACGTATCATCTTCGATTGATAACACCCAGAAGGTTATGGAGGCATTCAACCTCAAATCCAAGGATGCAGGGGCACTTCTTGATACCATGAATAAAGTAGGACAGGATACAGGTATATCAATGGACACACTTGCATCCTCAATGGTATCTAATGCAGCATCACTAAAGGAACTTGGTATGTCAGCTGCAGATGCCGCAACCTTCCTGGGACAGTGTGAGACGTCAGGTGTTGATACAAGTACGGTGATGGCTGGCCTAAAAAAAGCTCTTGTTAATGCATCTGGAGAAGGCAAATCTATGAAACAGGCTTTGTCAGATTTGCAAAGCACAATGTCAGGCGCAAATAATTCAACAGAAGCATACAATGCTGCCATTGATTTGTTTGGGGCAAAAGCAGGACCGGCACTGGCGCAATTCTGCCAGGATGGAAAACTGAATTTTGAAGAGCTAGGCAAATCATTGAATGACAATGTTGGAAGTGTCAGTGATACATTTAATGCAACGTTGGACCCGGCAGATCAGTTCAAACTCACATTAAATCAGTTAAAGGATGAAGGGTTTGAACTTGGCAATGCATTAGGACCAATACTAGCACAATGTCTTCAGACAGTAACACCGATTCTTAAGGACATTATCAATTCATGGAATTCATTGTCACCAGAAACACAGAATATGATCATCAAATGTGCTCTTCTTGCAGCAGCAGTTGGCCCTGTGATTTCTATCATAAGCAAGGTATCAGGAGGGGTTTCGTCACTAATTGGCATTATATCTAAAATTGCACCTGTATTGGGGCCTATAAAAACTGGTTTTGCAGCAGTAAATGCAGTCATGGCCGCTAATCCAATACTTATAATTATTGCGGCAGTTGCGGCACTTATAGCCATTTTTGTAACGCTTTATAATAAGTGTGAATGGTTCAGAGATGGTGTAAATGCCATATTCGGAGCTGTAGCCGATTTTATCAAGGGAGCTATTGATAAGATTAAAGGATTCTTCGATTTCGATTGGAAATTACCAAAAATAAAGTTGCCTCATTTTAAAGCGAGTGGAGAGTGGTCACTTTCCCCACTTAAGGTACCTAAAATTTCTGTAGATTGGTATGCGAACGGAGGAATCCTGAATAGTCCGACCATATTTGGTGCAAATGGAGATTCCCTGATGGGAGGGGGAGAGGCTGGAAAAGAGGCGGTACTTCCAATTAAACTGTTAAAGGACTACATCAGAGAAGAAAATGATGCAAATAATGCAACATTGGCCGCAATGATCGTTGAAGCATTCAAATCAATATCAATGACTGCGGAGAATAACGTTTATATTGGAGATAAGAAGTCAATCACATTACTTACAAATCTCGTTCTTAAGCAGATGGCAAATAAGACATTAGCAACACAGGGGGCGAAAGGAAAATAATGCAGGACATACAATACAATGACATAAGAGGCTCTTCGCTTCAGATATTTGCCCGGGAGTTGATATCTATTCCTGCCGCTCAGCCGAATATGGAAGAGGTAAAACTATCAGGGCGGGATGGAACCATATACAAGTTTAATGGTACATATGCAGCAACACCAATAAAGATACCATTTAATTATATCGGAGCAGTAGACAGGTGGAATGATCGCTGGAGAATGACAAAACAGTGGCTGTCAGAAAGAAATGCAAAACTTATTATATCTGATGATGCAGGCTTTTTTTATAAAATAACCTATGTTGAATTAGATGATAATGAGAGGACATCTGAGCGGATAGGCAATTTTACAGCGATATTTCACACACTGGATGGGCTTCAATATTCCGTAGATGGTGCAATGGAATATGACATAGAAGATGTTTGCTGGAATCCTTATATAGAGTGTCATCCGACATATAAGATCGCAGCAGAAGGTATGTGTACGCTTAAGATCAATGGAAAAACGATGACTGCTAATGTTGGTCAAAATCTGACCATAGATACAGATCGGATGATCGCGTATCGCGAGGATGGTACTTTGAATAATACCAAAGTGTCAGGAAATTATGAAGATATGTATCTACAGCCGGGAAACAACAAGATTGAATTTTACGGAGGAAATCTGAAAGTGATACCTAATTGGAGGTGCTTATGATCCAGATATATAACATTGAAAATACAAACTTTGATCAGAACGGAGATATGTCATTATTTCCTTCAAGTGCATCCGTTCATGCCGTATTGAATGGAATATGGGAGGTAACGCTTGAACATCCAAAGGATTCAGAAGACCGCTGGAAGTATATTAAAGAGGGAGCAGTTGTTAAGATGCCTTCCTTTAATGGAGAGCAGCTTTTCAGAATAACTCATAAGGAAAAAAGTGATTCCGGAATATCTGCTGATCTGCAGCCTATATTTATGGATGCGGCAGATGATTGTTTCCTTTTGGAGGTCCGTCCAACTGACAAAACAGGGCAGCAGGCTCTTGATATCATGACTGCACCGAATAAAAAGTATACAGCCGAAACAGATATTACATCGACTGGAACTGCATATTACCAAAATAAAAATCTCATCGAAGCCATCAATGGTGACGATGAGAATTCTTTTGTTAAGAGATGGGGCGGTGAAATCGTATATGATAATTACAAAGCGATAATAAATCGTCATGCTGGCAGCGACAGAGGTGTTGAGATCCTTTACGGAAAAAACATTGCTGAGAACGGAATGAAAGAGGAGGTTGACCTAAGAAATGTGGTTACCCGGATCATTCCACAGGCATATAACGGATATCAGATAGATGGGGATGCTCCTTGGGTTGATTCCCCTCTTATAGACAAATATCCAACAGTCAAATATTCAACAATGAAATTTGAAGATGTAAAAATGAGAGCTGATGCACAGGAAGATGATGAATCGAAAGGTGTGATCATATGCGATACACCGGCACAACTGGAGGCTGCACTTATAAAACGCTGTCAGGAACAGTGGGAAGCGGGGGCAGACAAGCCTCAAGTAACTATATCTGTGGATATGGTAATGATTGAGGATACAGAGCTGTATGCCGATGTCAAGGGGCTTGTAGAAGTGTCTCTTGGTGATACCGTACATTGTAGAAACAATAATCTTGATATAGTTACAGATGCAAGAGTTACGGAATTAGAGTGGGATTGTGTGAATGACCGCATATTATCTGTATCGCTGGGCGATTATCAATTTGATTACATATCAAATCAGGTCAGTATTAATAACCGAATTGAGAGCGCAATCAGAGAAGATGGATCTGTGATCGGCTCTCAGGTGCAGGGAATACTGGATGCAGTGAAAACACAGTTTCATGCACTACGTGATGTAGCTCAAAAGCAGGATGTACGAGCCATGCTTTTTGAGGATTTAAACCCTGATTCACCTACGTTCGGAGCTATGTGCCTTGGATCAATGGGATTTGAGATTGCATCCAAAAGGACCGCTGATGGAAAAGACTGGATATGGAGTACATTCGGAACCGGGAAAGGCTTTTTTGCCGACTATATTATAGCCGGAACCATGCTGGCAGACCGGATATATGGAGGAACACTGACCATTGGCGGAATAGACAACAAAGCAGGCATTATAAAAGTATTAGATGGTAATGGAGCTATCCTAACTATCATGGATAAAGATGGAATACTGACAAATGGTAAATACACTTGTGGAAGTGATGAATTTGGCCGAAGAGTAGAGATCTCAGAGGGGGAGATGAAGATCATGGACAAAAGTGGTAATACTGTCGGGAGAACTTTTGCAGTAAGTAATGAAATTTTTAAAATCGGTACTGAAAATGCATTATTTAGAATGTTTAAGACTGGCGAGGTATATGTTGATTGCCAGTCATTCGGTGTAAACGGATATAACGGATTTACCGGAACAGTAGAGTATTCGGATGGAACTTATGAGAATTATGTTGGAGGCCTGCTTATAGGAGGAAAATCGAAAGAGGGTGCTTATCCATGATTAGTAATAATAAATATTTGACGCAGGGAGAGATGGAGAGCAATGCCAAAGAAATTTATACATATCTAAGTGATAAAGGCTGGACAATCAATGCAATCTCAGGCCTGCTTGGAAATATGCAGAGAGAATCAACCATTAATCCTGGATTGTGGCAAAGCCTTAAAGAGGGCAACTATTCCGGTGGCTATGGACTGGTGCAGTGGACTCCGGCGTCAAAGTATACTAACTGGGCAACAGCTAATGGATACGAGATTGGCGATGGAATTGGACAGTTATATTGGATAGATCAGTTGACGGAGTCATCGGGAGAATGGTTATCAGTGGAAACATACAAATTAACCTGGGCTCAATTTAAAGCGAGTACAGAAACCCCGGAATATCTGGCATCAGCATATCTTAAAAATTTTGAGCGTGCCGGAACAGAGAAGGAAGATGAGAGAAAGCAGAATGCAAGAGCATGGTATGACTATCTTAATGCAGGAAGATACATAGTAAGGTTTGTTCCTGCCTAATGGCTTCAGCAAAATGCCTATTAATGTTTCGAGCATCAATACAAAAATACTTTTAGAGAATGAAGGGAGAATTAAATGCAGACCATAAAAAGAGATATCTATGTTACGAAGAATGTATTACAGGCCCCAATAGAGGTAACGGAAGGCACCAACTCAATAGCAATAGAGTTTGACGTGAGGGATTATGATATTCCGGCATCAGCGGCAGCAGTTGTGTACAGTATGTGTACAAGCACTATGGCTGAGCCTAATAAAGCCTTGGCAGAAGTGGATGGAAATACGATTACGATTATTCCTTCTGAGTCATTTTTTCATGCAGGGCAGAATGTTATGCAGATCAGAGTGATAGATGGTGACAGTAAGCTGATATCGTTCAACATAATTGTTAAATGTACTGGAAAAATGAGATTTGGTGATGAGGAAGAGGAAAAGCAGACTACACTTGTGGAACAATTGTTAAAAAGATTTGGCAACTACGAAGCAGAGCTTAAGGATGTGAGAAAAGGATTTGCAGGAGAGTCATACGATACAGCGGGGGAGGCTGTTAGAAAACAAATTGAAAGTGTCAATCAAAAAGTAGATCAAATAGAAACTATAAGTACCAAGGAAATTGATGCAATATAAGTTTTGAGACAAGAGGTGAAGTATGAGAAGAGGAACAACTCCAACAATCAAAATAAAATTAAAAGGTTGTGATATAAATAATTTGGAAAAAATATATGTAACCTTTAAACAGGGAAAATATGAGTTTGAGAAGTCCATGGATCAATTGAATACTTCGGATGAAACATTATTTATTAAATTATCTCAAGATGAAACACTGCAGCTTGATGCTATGAAGAATGTATTGATACAGGTCAGGGCAAAGACAAAAGATGAAAATGTAATTGCAAGCAATATCAAGTCAGTACCAGTTGAAGATATATTGAAAGAGGGGATGATATGACAGAAATTGAACTTGAAATGGAAAATGATACTGAATTAAGAATTGAATGTGAGCAAATATACATAATGGATGATTATGAACAGCTAAAAAACAAACCCCGCTTGAATGGAAAAGAAATATCAGGAGATATGTATGAGACAGATCCAACCATACCAGAATGGGCTAAAGCACAAAATAAACCATCATACACCCCGGAGGAGGTGAATGCAGTTAATAATGATAATACTATTACCATTGAAGAAATAGAGGCTATATTTAATGGACTTTAGATAACAGAAAGGAGAACTATGGAAAATAAATATTTAAATCTTACAGGTGCGGTATACATCATTAGTAAAATTAAAACTCTATTGGGAGATAAAAGTGATAAAGGACACAAACATACAAAGGAAGAAATCGGATTAGGCAATGTTGAAAACAAATCATCACAAACTATCAGAGGAGAGCTTACAAGTGATAATGTAATAAAAGCACTTGGATATACACCACCGAAAGAAAATACAACGTATGCTGTTATGAAAGGTGCAACAGCTTCAGCAGCTGGAACGTCAGGATTGGTACCTGCACCGGCAGCTGGCGATCAGGGAAAGTATTTACGAGGGGATGGTACATATGGAACACCGACAAATACAACTTATTCTGATGCAACACAGACTGCACATGGTCTTATGTCAGTAAGTGATAAGAAAAAGCTTGATGGAATAGCGGAAGGTGCAAATAAGACAACAGTAGATAGTGAACTGAGTAACACTTCAACAAACCCGGTACAAAACAAGGCAGTACAGGCTGAGCTAACTAAGAAAGCACCTATAGCGAGTCCGTCTTTTACTGGTACACCTAAAGTGCCAACAGCATCAGCTGGTACAAATAATACTCAGGCCGCATCAACAGCATTTGTAACATCGGCCATTTCAACAGCGATGGCCGGTATTACTAAATTGGATTTTCAAGTAGTGCAGACATTGCCATCAACAGGCGTTAAGGGAACGTTTTATTTAATTGCCAATTCTGGAAGTGGACAGAATGTGTATGATGAATATTTATGGATCAACAATAAGTATGAAAAATTAGGTACAAGAGAAATTGATCTAAGCAGCTATATAAAGCAGTCAGATATGGTTTCAATAACCAATAGTGAGATAGATGCGGCATTTGCATAGAAAGAAGGAGAAAAAATGGCAAAATATTTGGACCTTACAGGATTAAAGTATTTTATCACAAAGAGGATAGGAAAAACGGACATATCCAAGATAGGGGATGGAACGTGTACTGGAGCTATAAGTGCATTAAACCAGAGTTTAGGTAATCTTTCAAATAAGCAAGATTGGAAAAAAATCGGAGAATTTGGAGATGTTAATCCTTGAATGAAAAACTAAAACTTGACTGAAATATCGTCTGATTACACAAAATCGATTTTCGCCCCCAATTTCGACTTATATTGTTGTGCCTTCTTTCT